TGACGTTGCTTCAGCACTGACCATGGCTGGTGTTCTTGACTACACCCCCGCACTCAACGCTAACCTTAACGTTGATGATACTGGCAATACATTTGCTGGTACTTTGATGGGCAAATTCCGTGTCTATATTGACCCATATTCTGCTAACCTGACTTCCTCGAACGGAACTCCAGGCAACCAGTACTATGTTGTCGGTTATAAGGGTTCTTCCCCCTATGACGCAGGAATCTTCTATTGTCCTTATGTTCCTCTCCAAATGGTTCGTGCCGTTGGTGAGAACAGCTTCCAGCCTAAGATTGGCTTTAAGACCCGTTATGGTCTTGTTGCAAACCCATTTGCAGAAGGCACTGAGCAGGGTCTTGGAAGACTTCAGGTTAATGCAAACCGTTACTACAGACGTGTTGCAGTCAAAAACCTTATGTGAACCACGGTTCATATTTTATCTGGAGGGTCTTCGGACCCTCTTTTTTTGTCTAAATACTTAAAAAAATACAATGACTAGAGGACAAATTGAGAATAGAAATTTTCTTTCTCCGACTGGATTTAAATTTACATTAGCAAGAGAACCAAAAGTAGCATTTTTTTGTAATCAGGCGAATATTCCAGATTTAAATCTTGGAGTTGCTATTCAACCGACATATACAAAAATGTTACCAACTCCAGGTGACATTATTGAATTTGGAGATTTGTCCATAAGATTTTTAGTTGATGAAAATCTTGAAAACTATATGTGCATCCAAAACTGGATTCGTGGTATGGGATTTCCGGAGAGATTGGGGCAATTTGCTGAGTTGGAAGAAAAGGGATTTGCTCAAGGTAATTATGCTAAAGACCGACAGAATGTGTATTCCGATGGTACATTGCAGGTTTTAACTAGTAGTCAAATACCAAACTTTCAGGTAATGTTTCAGGATTTATTTCCATATACATTGTCAACATTGACATTTGATGCTACGGATACTGATATTCAGTACTTTACAGCGGACGTATCTTTCAAGTATACTATCTACAATATATTCGATTTAAGTGGAAATAGGTTATGAGCATTGATTTAGATAATATTCAAAAAATGTGGGAAGAAGATTCAAAAATGGATATTGACAATCTTCATACAGAATCGTTAAATATTCCAATTCTTCACGCAAAGTATTTTGACCTCTATAATACAATTAATCTATTGAAGAAGAAGGCAGAGCAGCAAAGAAAAAAAATAAGGCACGAAAGATATGAATACTTTACCGGTAAAGCAGACCCAGAAGTATATCTAGAAAATCCATTCCCCAAAAAGATTCGTGATAAGGAGACACTTCAGGGATATTTGGATTCAGACGATAAATTAGCACAAACCGCACTTAAAATTGAATACTACGAAACAATGCTTTCATATTTGGACAGCATCTTAAAAATGATATCAAACCGAACATATCAAATCAAAAACTCTATTGATTTTATTCGTTTCCAATCTGGATTGGGGTAGATAAATACTCATAGTAATATGAATGCTATGAGTGACGTAATTATTGAGAAGAAGAATGAAGTTTATTTAAAACTCTCTTGCGAGCCGCATATTTTATATGAACTTCAGCAATATTTTACATTTGAGGTTGAATCCGCAAAATTTATGTCCCACTACAGAAGTAGGCATTGGGATGGAAAGATTCGCCTTTTAAGCACCCATACTGGGGAAATTTATGTTGGGTTACTGGATAAAGTAATCGAAAAACTTAAACTTCATAACTATACATACGAATTTAAAGAAAATAAGTTTTACGGACAACCATTTGAAATTAATGAATTTGTTTCATATGAGGGAGTAAAGGATTATATGTCCTCTATTTGCTCTCATTCTCCGCGTCAGTATCAAATAGAGGGAGTATATGATGCTTTACGGCACAATCGAAAGTTACTGATAAGTCCAACTGCGTCAGGAAAAAGTCTGATGATTTACGGCCTCGTGCGGTATTATGTGGATAGAGGGCAAAAAATTCTTTTAGTTGTTCCAACGACATCTCTTGTAGAGCAGATATACAAGGATTTTCAAGATTATGGATGGGATTCTGATTCATACTGTCACCGAATTTATTCTGGTAAGGAAAAGACAAATGAATTTCCAGTTACTATTACAACTTGGCAATCAGTATATAAACTAGAAAGGTCATTCTTTGAAGAATACAATGTAATTATAGGAGATGAGGCTCACCTTTTCAAGAGCAAATCTCTAATTGAAATAATGACCAAACTTCATCACGCGAAATATCGTTTTGGATTCACAGGAACTTTAGATGGCACCCAAACGCACAAATGGGTGCTTGAGGGATTGTTTGGTCCATCTTATAAAGTTACAAGAACAGACGAGCTAATGAGGCAGGGACACCTCTCTCAATTAGATATTCGCTGCATAGTATTAAAACATCCTCCACGAAGATTTGAAACCTATGAGGAAGAGATTCAGTATTTAATCTCCCACGAACAACGAAATAAATTTATCACAAATCTCACTCTGGATTTAAAGGGAAATACTCTTGTACTTTTTTCTAGAGTAGAGGCACACGGAGCAATACTTTACGAAAGAATAAATAGTAATAGAAAAGAAAAGCAAAAAGTATTCTTTGTTCATGGTGGAGTTGATACCGAAGAAAGAGAATTGGTTAGAGAAATTACTGAAAGGGAAAACAATGCAATTATTGTTGCTTCTTATGGAACTTTCTCTACTGGTATCAATATCAAAAACCTCCACAATGTAATTTTTGCTTCTCCTTCCAAATCAAGAATTAGAAACTTGCAGTCAATTGGAAGAGTTTTGAGAAAGGGTAAGGACAAGACAAAAGCAGTTCTTTATGATATTGCTGATGATTGTACTCATAACTCAAGAAAAAATTATACTCTCAACCACCTCATTGAAAGAATTAAAATATATAACGAAGAAAACTTTAACTACGAAATTATCACAGTACAACTAAAAAAATAATAAAATATGGAAGAAGATTTTTATGCTACCGTTAAATTAAAAACAGGAGAAGAAATATTTTGTAAAGTTGCTGCATCTGAAGAAGATGATAGAACTTTATTGATAATTTCAAATCCTATTATTGTTGCAGAAATTAAAAGTAGAACGGGATTAGTTGGATATAAAGTAGAACCCTGGTTAAAAACCACAACAGATGATATGTTTATTATTAATATTGAAGACGTATTAACTCTTTCTGAGTCGTCTGACATAGAGATGATTATGCTTTATCAATCCTACATTAGACAATCCGATAAAGAAAGAAGCAATCAATCTAAATTGAATAGAAGAATGGGATATATCTCTAATGTTAATGATGCTAAAGAGATTCTAGAAAAGCTTTATAAAAATAGCTAAAGCTCACTTATCAAACCTCACAAAGGTAATTATACAGAGATTCCATAGGGTTGTCAAATGCCATTAGAAATGTTATAATATCTACATAATAATGATAAAAACTTATGATAAGCACAGCGGTTATGACCAAGAGAAAGAGGTCAGAGCATTACGTTAATAACAAAGAGTTTCTGGCAGCACTTATTAAGTATCGCGAGGACAAGGAGATTGCCCTTCTTCAAGACAAGCCAAAACCACCTATTCCCAGATATATTGGCGAGTGTTTCTTGAAGATCGCAAATCATCTCTCCTTTAAGCCCAACTTTGTAAATTACATGTTTAAGGAAGACATGATTTCCGATGGGATTGAAAACTGCGTTCAGTACATTCACAACTTCAATCCCGAAAAGTCACAAAACCCCTTTGCATATTTTACTCAAATCATCCATTATGCTTTTATTCGTAGAATCACAAGAGAAAAGCGTCAATTAGAAATCAAGAATAAAATTCTTGAGCGTTCTGGGTTCAGTGAGGTCTTTACTGACGACAACACTATTGACGGGGGGAACTATTCGGACTACAATAGCATCAAGGACGAAATTCACAGTAAATTGAGGTATTGATTTTTTAGTAATGAAGATTGCAATTATCACCGATACTCATTATGGCGCGAGAAAGGGGTCTAAACTCTTTCACGACTACTTTGAACTCTTCTATAAGAATGTGTTCTTCCCAACGCTGGAACAGTATGGGATTACAACAGTTATTCATATGGGAGATGCTTTTGATAGTCGCAAATCAATTGATTATCAAAGTTTGGAGTGGGCTAAAAGAGTTGTATTTGAACCCCTTTCCAAATATCAGGTTCATATGATTGTGGGAAATCATGATAGTTACTATAAAAACACTAATAATACAAACTCACC